ATGAAAAAGCTATGGAACGAATTCAAAGAATTCGCATTTAAAGGCAATGTCATTGACATGGCTGTCGGTGTCATTTTAGGTACTGCTATTACTGCTGTTGTCACATCTCTTGTACAGGATATTATCATGCCTGTATTATCTGCAATCATTAAGATTCCATCTGATATTACAGAATTAACTCTTAAGATTAATAATATTAATATCAAGTATGGATCATTCCTTTCTAACCTCATTAACTTCTTATTAATGGCTTTCTGTATCTTTATCTGTATTAAAGCGATTAATAAGGTCGTGAGTTTCCGTAAGAAGGAAGAAGAAAAAGCAGCACCTGCACCAAAGCCAGAAGACATTGTATTATTAGAAGAAATCAGAGATCTTTTGAAAGAAAAAAAATAAGCACCTAAGTGCTCAGACTGTTGACAAACTAAATGTTAACAGTCTTTTCTTTTAAATTTGAAGAGTATATGATAATATAGTTACTGTCGTAAGTGTCCACACTCCAATTAAGCAAAATTTGTGGCCTTACGGCCTTTTTCGTTTCCTGTCAATTATTGCCTGAAAATGGTATAATTAAGGTGCTTAATTGGAGGATATAAATATGGCTATGACTAATCGTGCAAACATTAAACGTGATGGACTTATCATGAGTACATTAGATGACCTAGTACCACAGGATCATTTGGTTAGAACACTGGAAGCTACGATAGATTGGAAATTCATCTATCCGTTAGTGAAATCACTCTACAGTAATTTCGGCAGACGTTCTATTGATCCTGTGGTACTTTTTAAAATGATCTTTATCAATTATACATTCGGCATCAACTCTATGAGAAAGAACTGTGAAGAGATCAAGGTCAATATAGCTTATAGATGGTTTTTAGGTATCAGCATTTATGAAGCTGTTCCAAACTATTCTACATGGTCTAAGAACTATCAGAGAAGATACAAGGATAGTGAAGTCTTTGACCAGATCTTCAATCATATCATCAAGCATGGCATTGATAACGGCTTTATTGATACCACTACTGTCTTTGGTGATGGCACACATAGAAAAGCCAACGCGAATTCTAGAAAAGCTACAGATAAGGAAGTAGGGATTGTAGCTAAGGCATACGAAAAAGAGTTACTTGAAGAAATCAATGAAGAGAGAGCAGAAAATGGCAAGAAGCCATTTGAATCATTAGACAAGAAATAATATGCATTTGATGAAGAAACTGGAGAAGAAATTGAATTAAAGAAAACAAAGCATATCAAGGAAAGCACTACAGACCCAGAATGCGGTCTGTTCCATAAGGGTGAGAAGCAGAAGTGCTTTGCCTATTCACATATGACAATATGTGACAGATATGGCTATGTTCTCTTTAATAAGGTAGCACCAGGAAACATGCATGACAGTGCAATATTCTCAGAAATATACAATGAACTTATCCAGAAATATGAAGGCATTAAAAACGTGTGCCTTGATGCAGGATTCAATACATCACCAATCTGCCACCAGATACTGTCAAGTGATAGAACGCCATTTCTTCCATATAAGAGGCCAATGACTAAAAAGGGATTCTTTAAAAAGTATGAGTATGTATATGATGAATATTTAGATATCTATATCTGTCCTAATGAAAAAGATCTTCACTATAAAACAACCAACAGAGAAGGATACAGAGTCTATGAAAGCAATCCAAAGGACTGTGAAGGATGTCCTTTCCTATCAAAATGTACACAATCAAAGAAACATGTAAAAACGATTACAAGACATGTATGGGAATCTGATAGAGAAGAAGCAGATTATATAAGACAGACCGATGAATGGAAAATCGTCTATCCACAAAGAAAAGAAACAATTGAACGTGTGTTTGCGGATGCCAAGGAAAATCATGGCATGCGATTTACGCGTTTAAAAGGGCTAGTGAAAAATCAGCATGAATCGCTGATCATTTTCAGCTGCCATAATCTCAAGAAACTGGGATTGTGCAAGCGAAGAATGGGGCTAATATAACCCCAATATGCTTGTGTTTTTTTATATTTAGAGTGATATATGAATATTTCAAGCAAAAAAAATGAAAATACCAATTTGGGATAGCCCAATTGATATTTTCATCTAATTTGTCAACAATCTGAAGCACCTAAGTGCTTATAATGTAGGATCTTCTAGATCATCATTAAGATAAGTCGTTCTCTTAGACTTATCTTTTTTTATTTGGTCTGTACTAAAAGTGACGGTTTCTTTTGTTTGAGTAGGTGCTGTATTTACAAGATTGACACCTAATGACCATTCTTCTAGTTCTTCCTCTAGAGTATCTGCATCCTTTGCTTTTACTTTAATAGCCATACACTTCACCTCTTTCGAATTAATTATATACATAATGAACTCTTTTTAAAAGCGAATAATAATGTTAAAATATGGGAAAGGAGTGTATTTTATTATGATAATAGACTTAAACCAAATCCTATCTATTTTTAATATAGATTATGAAATCGCAAAAGGAAATAATAAACTTGGTGGAGCCTCTTTACCTAAACAGTTTAATCAAGGAGGAGAAATTCAAGGTAATTTTCTCTCACGTAAATTCTCATTAATCTATGATCCTGACAAAATAAAACCTGAATGGGATAAGGTAGGACATAAGAAATATGGAATGTTATTTGAAGAAAAAAGTCTAGGTGTAATCTATCAGAAAACAGGCTTTACATCTCAATCAGGTTACTTTGTATTAAAGTATGACGGTGTTAAATATAAGATGTATAGAGTTGGATTAGAAACAGGTTACGTATATCCTATTTATGAAGGTTCTAAACTAGTAGCCTGTATTGTGGCAGACAAATCCATCTTCAATGATTTAAACCTCTACCATATTTATGCATTAAACAAGTCATATAGTTATATTTCATCTATATTTGGCTTATATCTAGATGCCTGCATCCAGTTAAAGTATGGTCCTCTTGTAACATCTCCAAACTATATTGCTGGAAAGAGCTTAAGAAAGAAATATGATCCTGCTTTTATTGAAAAAATAAAGGATATGGAAAACAAAGCGTAACAAAAATATTGTTGTTGTAGAAAAAGTATGCTAATATGACTGTGGGAGTCGTATTACGATTAGAATAGCTCTTGGAAAGGTCTGAAATAGGGAGTCAGATCTTTTTTTGTTTTTGTTCATACTTAGTTCATATACTAAGACTATATTAATAACTGTAAAGAGGGTTACTCCCTAATAATAAAAGTGTCCTGTTTACGATTCATAAATAAAACTCCCTTCTAATTGTATTAAATTGTTTTTTAGAACCACTGGCTCTCCTCCAGTGGTTTTTACTTGTATTAAAATAGAAGAAGACTATACTATAGTTAGATGCCGACTTAGCTCAGTAGGCAGAGCAATACACCCGTAATGTATAGGTCACAGGTTCGATCCTGTCACCCGCACCATTAAAAAATTACCTCGATATAATCGAGGTTTTTTTGTTTATATATTCATAATGGACTAAAAATGGACTAAAATTTATTTGTTGTTCATGATGTTTAATAGTTTATCATCATCATTTGGCATCATATGTGCATAAACTTGTAAAGTTATAGTAGGACTTGAATGTCCAAGTCTTTTCGATATGGCCAGAATGAGGTTTTGATCATTTGGCATGTTATTAATAAGATAACTTGCATGGCTATGCCTAAAATCATGTATTCTTATTTGCTTCACATTTGCTATCTTACAATATTCATTTTTCTTTCTTTCAATTGTTGTATCACTAAGAGGCTTTTCTAGACCGAATACAAAGCAATTATTGTTGAATCCTTCTATTTCTTTGCTGTATTCATAAAGTCTCTGTATTAAGCTAATTAGTTGCTCTGGGAGAGGTATGTTTCTATTTGAACCTGGTGTTTTTGGTGTTGTTATTTCGTAGGGTTGGCCTTTAATTTTTTGATTTATTGTTTTTCTTATCTTCACAGACTTGAATCCAGATGTAAAATCATTCCAGTTTAACGCTAAGGCTTCTCCACGCCTACATCCAGTCCAATATAAGAAATTGAATAGTGTTTTATATTCTAGATCATCAATAACATTATCGAACTGCTCGAATTCTTCAAGAGTCCAAAATAGCATTTCTTTTTTTGGCTCTGTTGGGTCTTTGAAATTTCCTTCAATTTTCAGACAATTGTTTTCTATTCCGTAGTACTTTTCAGCAAAGTTTAAGATAGTTGATAGCATAATGAAAATATCTCTTTTGTATCTTAATGAAAGATTCTTCGCATTCATTTCATCTTTCCAGTTTCTGATATGCAGTGGTTTGATATCCTTAATTATCATATTATCAAAATAAGGTCTAATATGTTTGTTGGTTTTATTTACTAGAGAATTGTACGATGACTTTTTCATTTCTTTTTTCTTCTGTGAAAAATACTCATCAATTAATCTAGACATGAGGACGTTTCCTTTTTGTTCGGCAAGAAAGTTTTTTAGAAATTCAGACTCTGCAAATTTGGCTTCTTGCTTTGTTCTGAATCCACGTCTTTTATAATCTTTATACTTATTTGTTATTGGATCTTTATATTTTCCGTAAAAATACCATTTTTTAGTTTTCTCATCTTTTCTTACAGCCATAATAAATCACGCTCCTTCATTTATATTTGCCTTGAACGTGCTTTATGCGTTAAAATAAAGTACGTAAAAGGACTTTATGAGATGTTTCTTTTATATGAGTGATATTGGCGTATCACTATCAGCATCCTAGTTGGCGCTAGGGTGCTTTTTTTGTAAAAAGAAAAGGAACCTCTAACGAGATTCCTTCAATGG